TAATGTTTCTTTTTGTTTTTTATTCAGTATTTCCATTTTTATATTTATATTTATAATAAATCTCTAAGTTTTTTAAATTTTTTTCTATTTATTGCAAAATCCCAAGCGTTACTAACTACGCATAATAATGGGAATGTAAGTATTATAATTCCAATCCACATAAAAAACCATCCAAACATAGATATATCAGGATGAGTTCTAGCATAACCTGCCATTAATGTAGGAGTAACTAAACAATATACTCCTAAAACAGTAGTAAAGAGTATTGCAAAAAAGTATCTTACAAATATTGAATAGTTTACTGAATCTAAATTTACTATGCCTGATAATTTATTAACAATAGAAGGTTTAGGAAGCTTAGAATTTTCTTCAGTTTCTTTCCAATCTTCGTAACTCATTATAATTTAAGTTTATTTTTGTATTTAATTTGAGCTTTTACTTCTGCATAGAGTTTTGTAAACTCTTCCATAGTCTTATCGACTGATGTATGAAGTATGCCTTTTCCTCCAGCTTCTGTCCATGGCATAATAGAATGTGCTCTATCATCAATAAGTATTGCATTAGGTGCAGCATAATATGCTTTCTTTTTTGACATATTTACAAAAATAGCTTTGTCCATAAAATCAAAAACAGACTCATCTTTTTCACCAAATTGTTCCCAAAGCCAGCATAATTTCTGTGCTTCAATTCTAGTAGAGTTTGAATACCCCGTAGAACTCAAAAAAATAGGGTTATAAGGCTTTAAAAACTCATATAGTTCCTTAGCCCTAGCCAACGGTTTAAACTTAGAAAATACCTGCTCCTCTTCACCCGCTATCATACCATTTATATGTAGACCAAAAAGCTCAGCTGGAGTCATCGACTTAAAGCGTTCTTCTCCGAACATGTCTATGAAGAATCCTTCAAAGTCTGCGACTACACCATCCATATCTATATAAACTTGAACATTATCAGGAGTATTATAGTAATAAACATGCGTAGTACCTTGTAAAGTATTATGTGTTTTAAGTAATCTATTACCACCACTTAATTGAATAACGGTATCTTCAGGATTACTAGTTTCTGTAACTTGTTTAGGGTTTAAAACAGTAAAGCCTTCTAATCGAAGGCCATTACAAAGAATTTCATTAGAACTATAAACAGGTTCCTTATCCCCTAAATTAAAAAACTTGAGAGCAGCAAGCGCCGCCCCCAAGTCAAATCCATTTATTCTAACCATAAAATAAATAATTTTTAACTGTTATCAATTTTCTTTTTTAAACTAGTCACAGCAATGTCAAGCAATGCTTTTATTAATACTTTTGATTCATCATCAAGTTCTAAATTACCTTTTATTGAATCTCCAGCACTTAATATGGACTTAGTTAAATCAAGTTTACGTTTTTCTTTTTCTTTTTGTACTCTTTCTTCTGCTTTACGATAAACCATTTCTTGAAAAGATTCTACTTTAATTATAGAATCTTCTTTTGATGATTTATCTTTCTTTTTAAAAGCTTCCTTAGCAGAAATAGGATTTAATTTTTCATTAGAATCCTTTAACAACTCCTCAGAATTATCTGTAACAAAGTTTTCAAACTTCTCATGTAAAATTAATTGTTCAGCTTCTGTACTAAGATTCTCAATTTCTTTTTCAAGATCTTTAAAAGTTTCTTGATCAAGAGAATCTATAGATGTATCGAGTATACTACTACCATGTTTATCTAAAGGATTATCTGTATGGTCATTATTTACAAAAATAATATCTTTTGTATAGATGATTGAAGTCTTTTCTCTGTTACCTAATTCTTCAGCTAACCAAGATTCTCCTTGAGTTGCTGCAGTAACAATTACATAAGTACATTCCTTATCTTTTAGTTTAACTCTAGATTTAGGGTGTATATCTTTAAACTTTATCGCAAATTTCGTCATAATATTCTTTAATATTTACTACTTCTTTGTTAAGATTTAATTTAGATGCTAATTGTACAACTTCATCGGGATCAACATGCATTCTTTTAGCCCATTCTTCTCTAAGTACAGCGTCGTCGCTTAGTACTCTAAAAGCATGTTTGTATTCTTTGTCTTTTCCTCTCTTAGTTGGAGATTTAACAAAGCGTTCTTTGACTGCTTCTAATAAAGTATCAGTATACATTTTATTATATTCTGAGGAAAGAAAGTTATTGTATGCTTTTCCTTTAAATGCTCTAAATAGAATAACTCCTGCTTTGGGTTCTCTATTTATAATATAACTATCAACATAGTATTGAGAGTTTTTTAATTGCTTTAATCTTGATGTTGCATGTGGGCCTGAGAGGTCACATAATATATGATATACGCCATCTTCTAATTTGTATTTAGGAGTTTCTTCAGCTTTATCACCTAAGAAAATATTAATAATACGTATGCCTGAAACATAACTATTGAATACTTCTAGTACACTTTCATTATGAAACATAGTTATAGATGGTTCAAAAAGGTAATCATATGTTTTAGTCCTCTCTATTCCTTCTATATATTGAGTTCTTTTTTTATTCTTTGTTGTCATCGGATATGAGTTTTTAGTGTATCAAATCAACTCTGTATCTGTTAACTTTAACATTTCCAAGAGTCTGATTCTTGCGCAATATAAAAACTAAACTGCGCATTTCATTATACTTTTTTAAAGCTCTCTCCCACAGTTCTTCATCAGTTAACGTAACAAACTTGCACTTAATACCAAGAGTTAGTAATCTATCTCTTTCTTTTTTAAGTTCTTTTTGTTCTAAGTCACGTTCTTTGTTAAAGAAAGCTTGTTTAGTTGCTTCAATACACTCATCTTCTGTCGTACATTCCGCTAAAATATTATAAGCTCCGACAGGACCGCACTTCTCTAAACCTTTTATGTTATCAGTGGTATCTCCCATTAATACTTGGGCGTAGAGAAACTTATACCCAGTGCCGACGATTTTATTACGCCCGACACCTAACTCAATTTTACTACTTGTATCATTACTCATAACTATAGTATGCTTAGTTAAATTATAATGAAAAGCAGGTAACTGTAAAAGATCTTTATCGATGCTAGCGATAACTGCTATATAGTTAGTTATCTCTTGCTTCTTTAATTCACCTTTTGAATTATAAATGTACATAAATTGTTCAGGATTAATTCTCCTGTTCAATATACCTACAATGTCGTCAGCTTCAATTCCATGTACAATATGAAACCCATAAGTGGTTAGAAGCTCTTCCTTTACTCTATAAAAGAAAGGAAACTTTTCAAGTATATTCGTCTTATCCCTATTTCCTTTATAAGGAGCTGTATGAGCTAAGTCATATCTGTAATTCTTTTTACCATCAATAAATCCAATATATTTATGTGATTGTAAATTTTCTAAAGTCCCTTCAATATGATCCCTTAATGTTCTTTTATATTGAGGATTAGCTCCATGAATATAAAGAAAACAAGATGCATCAAATAGGACTATTGGAGAATTTATCAGGAGGGGTTTTGGCATTATCTATAGATTTTAAGTCTTCAAAAAATTCTAAGTATTGGTCTATTGATATTCTAGCCCAACCTAGTTTTCGTTCTTTCTTCGTTTTGTCAGTTAGCCAATAAGACTTCGGAGTAAAAGTCTTTTTAAACAGACCTTTCTTCTTATCTAATGGCATACATTTATTAACATAAACTCCATGTTTATCATATAAGAGTTTTTGTAATAAAGGAAACTTAACTGCTGTACTATTTTGTCTAGATGCAAATGTACCTTTAATTTCAATGCATGTATGAATTACTCTCTTATATTTAAAATCAATTAAATGAGGATGTTCTATAACATCTGTAATAAATTTATGACCAAAGAACATCCTTAGTCTAGAATCATTAAAATTATTTGGTATCAAGTAGTCTTCTATAAAAACAAATTTACCCAAGGCATTCATATTCCACCAAACATTAAAGTCTGGGGTGTAATGCATGCCTTGCATAACACTATAAGATACTACTTTGGTAGTTTCTTTAGTTTTAGTTTTATGCTCCCTAATAAAGGGAAGGTAAATCGGGGCAGTTAAGTGGTATTTTGGTTGGATTTCTATTTCATGGATATATCCTTTGTCTTTTAATTCTAAAAGCCATTCATAGAAATATCCTTCTTCTTTTGAAACTTTGGACTCATCAAATCCTAGCTTCTTAAACTCTGCTTTTAAGTTTTTCATATTTAACAATATCACTTATTTTAGGATTTAATCCTTCTTCCTTTTTAAGTGTTATAATATTCTCAAAAGAAATATCAATACAAGTTATAATGTTATCAGTAATACTAATAACAATTCCTTCATCGTATACCTCACTGGAATATATATAAGCGTATGACATTGAGAAACTTGGTACGTATTCATTCTCATTGCCTATGATGATTATATCCTTTTTGTTTTCACAATATTCTTTTAATTCTTTTACAGAGTTTATTTTGATAGGCTCTATTGTTTTAACAGTGCCTTCTAATTCTGTAAATAAATTACATCGAATTCTATATGGAGTTTCTAGCATCATAATGTCATAAACAATGATTTCATTATCACGAATATAACAATTGAATGGCGAACACAACACATTTTGTATTTTGTTGCCAAGACTAATGATTTCTTTATTTGGAACTCCTATCATATTTCTAAAACTTCCTGCAAAGTAAACATCCTGATACCCTTTAGGTTTCTGATGAACATGTACAGGAAATGTTAAGTTTTCTAAGCTATCTATTCTTTCAGTAATTTTGGAAGGTAAATAAGTACCATCAGCATAAGTATTGTACTTATTGCCGTGTACTATATCATAATCTTCATTCCATCCATATGCAAGTAACTTAGTAGTTATTGCTTTTAGCATAGTAGTATAAGCTTGCATAGAGGAAAGTATACTTTGGTGTAATATTGTTCCCTTCTCTATATCATCTACATATGCTTTAATTACTGTGAATTCAACTTCAGTATCAAGTAATCTATGGCTAAATGTAATATCTTTTACTCTTCCATTTAATTCTTTCCGATAAAATACTTTCATAATTAATATTTTAATTTTATTAAAAGTAGAGTAAATTTAAAATCTATGGTAGACTTCTTATTTACCAAATCCAATTCCTCCTGTTGAAGATTCATCTTGAATTCCATATTTACTCTTATAATTTAATGCATCTGCTAAAGTTATAACTTTTATACTCTCTTTAGCATATTCTTCTCTATATTCTTCTGGTACACAAGCTGTTGCTCTATCTGCACTAAGCTCAGTGTATTTATACTCAGCAATCAATCTGCCTTTTCTAAGTAACGCATCATCAATACTTTTTAATTCTGTATTAAAAGTAATAATGAATTGTATATTTAAACAATCTGATAGTAAGCCATCTCCTAAATTTAAAATAGAAGATACTGCACCGTTGTCTCCACCAGCACGTTTCTTTAAAATGTTTTCACCATCTTCAATAATAATAATACTATCAGGATTACTAATAAGTAACTCAATAAATCCAGGAGTAGCTATCTTAGATGCTAAATCTGCAGGTAAGAAAATAAATTTCTTATTGATATCTGGGTGAGCAGTTAGCCATTTAATGTAACTAGTCTTTCCTGACCCTTTAATACCATGCAATAGCACAATACCTTTAGATTTAGGTACTGATAGTCCTTCTACTATAATGTCACTAACTTCTTTGAAGTCTTCATTATAATGCTTATTAAAATCTATAGTAATAGGATTTAAAAAGTATTTCTTTATTCCCAATCCATGAGGAGTAGCTATAACAATCCTAAGTTCTCCTTGATCACTTTGTTTCTTTTGTCTATAATAAATAAACTTATTCTCAATAAGATCTTTTAGAAATAACTCTTCAGCTGCAGTTTTATAAGTAAAACTAACTGATAACAAATATTTTACTAATGGAAAATCAGTATCTACATCTATACCATATCTTATTACTTCATGTAGTTGCACATGACATATTATCTTTTCTGTCTTATGCTTTAAAATAGAGTCATGGTAGCTTTCAGCAAGTTTTTTTGTATCTATATCTATATCCATAACTTCTTTTTTAATTTTTACAGATTCTGCAGTATTTGCTACAGTACTATATTTACGTAAAAACTCAAAGTCATTAGCTAGTAATTGCTCTATTGTTATACCATGTACTACCATTGAATGCGGAGTATCAAAAACTATTCCTAATGCATCTGTTACACATCCATCATAACAACTAGTTATAAACTCTGAAGTAAGTATAAAATCAGTAGCTGAAAAACAATCTAATTTACTAACAAGTTCTCTATTATATTCTTCTACTTCTAGTAGTAATTTTTCTTTTGTTTTCATATCTTTTAACATTCTTTTTTTCGCCTTTGAACTAATATAAGTATCTAAAGCATGGGTATTTACATTATACCCTTCTTGCTTAAACCATTCATTCATTAGATTCTTTTCTCTTTCAGTATGTGTATGCGGATTACCTTTTCGCGAAGGGTTCATATATAAAATAATTTATGGAGCAATGCTTTAAATTTAAGTAATTTATCTCTATTATGAAATGCTTCATAATATTCTGCAAAATCTTTTAACTTATCTTCTTTGTCAAAATCTAATTTTGGTAAAATTACTTGATCACATTCATGTATATCTGCATGTTTCTTTGACCATTTTAATCCTGCATTATCTCTGTCGTAACAAAATACTATTCTTTTAAATCTTGATTTAAGTTCTTTTATTAATTCCATAGGTATATCCATTGTTTCTCCTTGTGGAGCTATGGCATTATACCCATTAGCTACTAATATTAACAAATCTTTCATCGATACTAATATTAACAAATCTTTCATCGATGAAGCTACTATTAGTAAGTCACCATCTTTATTTAATTGGTCATATCCTTGGATATTACAATCTGATGAGTTAGTTTCCCATTTAAATCTCTTATTTGTACTAAGTGGTTTATATAGTTTAACAGCAGTTTTACCATTACAAACAAATTTATAACAGTAACAAGGGTTAGTTTTATTATTTTCATAAATATATATACTTTTAAAATGTCGTTCATCCCATTTTCGTTTAGAATATCTATCTACAGGAAAAACTTTATATCTATCTAATAAATTTAAACTAATTCCGTATTTTTTAGTCCAATAATCATAATCGATTTGTTGCCATGGTCTAACTTCTATCTTATAATGAAATTTTTTATTCTTTAACTCTTCTCGTTTTGCCATTACTGCTACTTCTTCTGGTAGTTTCTTCATTTTCCTTTGTTTTCGTTTAATATAATCTTCTCTATATGGAGTTAAATTAGAATTAGAACTTACTTTTAATCCTAAATTAAACTGTTCATTTATATGTTCAAGTGCTTTCCTAAATCCGATACCTTGTACCATCATTACAACTTTAAAACAATCTCCACCATATTCTGGAAAAGAATTATCAAAGAAAGTAAGTGTGCCTCTACTAGTATATGCAAAGTAACAACCACGTTTACTATCTACTCTAAATGGATTTCTATATTTCTCACGAAAGCTTACGGCTTTTGGGAAATACCTATCCATTATTATTCTTTGGTCTATTAACCTAAGAATATTACTAGTGTTGAGTGTATATTCATTCACAGTATTAGTTTATAATAGTAAACAAAAAGCAGAGACCTTAAAAAGATCTCTGCTATATATTATTAAGTATTCTATGTGAAATCTGTATCTCCAAACGCTGTACTATAGTCTTCAGCTTCAAAGTTTTCCATTGTGGAATCGTCAATAGATGTTTCATCTACTTTAGATAACTCATCGATTACTTTTTGTGCTGCTTTAATAGGATCATACGCTTGGAATTTTAAACTTCCTTGTGTATCTGCTTTAAAAACATCACTATTAATAGAAGCAATTGCATCTTTAGATAACATTCTACCTTCTTTTGCAAAGCAAGTATTAACATACGCATTAGTATATACTGTTTGATTGTAATAAGGGTTACCATTATCATCAACCTTTTCAGATTCACGTACTCCTAGCATTACTGCTATTTTCCTTACTTCTTTATTATCGTGTGAGAAGAATTTAAAAGCTGCAGAATCAGGATCAAGTAGATCATTCAATACTGAAACATCTCCATTAACAATATCTTGGAAAGTTTCTGTTGGATTATCACCTAATTTAAATCCAGTAATCGGATTTTCCTTAGTACCAGCTTTATAATACATCGCATACAATAATTTATATAGTAATACTTCTCCTCTTTTAGCTATACGAGCTGTATCAGTTTTAAACCAATCCATTTTCTTATTGGCTTTAATGATATCTAAGTTTTCAGCCCATGTAGACTGTAAACTTTCATTGATAAAACGATACTTCTGTGACTTAACAGAACCATCATCATTAGTACCTCCTTTTGATAACTCATCTTCATCAGATATAGTTATACTTACTGGAAAATAGTAATCATCTTTATACAACTTCTTAATAACTTTACCTTCTTCGTCCTTTTCTGCTAATAGCTCATTAGGATGGATTTTAAATAATAAATCCAATCGTGATTGATTTTTGTTATCACGATTATAAGCATTTGCATACTTTGGCTCATAGACGAATCCTTGTCTATCTTGAGGTATATCTTCAATTTGGATTCTTTGTTGTTTAGTAGGGTTAAACAAGACAGGTGTTGCGTCAACTATACCAGTAAATACTGCTCTAAAATCTATGCCTCCTTGTCCTCGTGTTCCGATTTCTGCTTCTTCCCCACCGGTTGGATTAAATCCGTTCATTTTAAAATATGATTTAAAATGAGATAAAAAAACACACTTACTATTATAGTAAATGTGCTTTATATACTTTTTATGATAAGTAATTCTTTATTACTTATGGGTTCCAGTGTTAATATTAACACCTTTACCTGCTTCTACATTTTTTTCCTTTTTTATAAATTCTAATATTATCTCTTCTGCTAAAATAGAGTAACACTCTTTTCTTCCATTGAAACATATTTTTGGTTTATACTCAAAAGGTTTAAGTAGATTTTTTAATTTCACTTCTAATCTACAGATTATTACTCCATCAGTATGTATTATAGTATCGATTACTTCGTAAGAATAAGGTATGGCACCAGATCTAAATCTTCTATATATAGATCTAAATGTCCTACCTATCTTAATAAAAGTTTCGATTTCATTAGTACATTTAATAACATATAGTTTATAAGATTCAAATTCTTTTGAGTTTTTACCTTGTTCGTACCACACATTAAAGCTCCATTGGTTAGGTTTATACTTTTGTATAAGTACTCTTCGGTCTATTCCACATTTTGTACAACCTGCTCCTTGTAAATGATCTTTAGGAGATTGGTTAAATACGCCATGTTTGAAACATAAGATATTTACATTCTTGTTACTATTTTCATAATTTGTTATTGAATAATCATAAGTAAATTTATGTATTTTTTGTGCTTTTTTAATAAATTCATCGAGGGAACATGTTAATATTTTAATCATATTATCTGCACGACACTTAGAACATCCTGTTCCTTTTTTGTAATGATCTATTGCTCTTTGATGAAATTCGCCATGTTTTTTACATATAATACTTATTTTACAATCTGCTCCTTTATAAAAGGAGTTTGAATAATCATATTTATTACCATGTTTCTTCAAACTCCTATTAATAAATTCTTTAGTAGTAAGTTTATGCATAACTATTTTGCTGCTCCTGAGTTTATATTAACTGCTTTAGTAGCACGAGCAACCTCAACTTGATTATCGAGGATGTCTTTTACTTGTTGCTTAGCAGCTTCAAGTTGCTCTCTGTAAAATTCAATTTGTTTAGAACTATTCTCATTAGCAGCTTCTAATTTAGCTTGATTTTTCTCATGAGTTAATTTTAGTTCTTTGATTTCTCCATTATGAATTCTCTGGTTACGTGCGGTAACTTTAGCTATTTCTTCTTTATAGCCTGCTTCTAATGCTTGCATAGCACTATTCAAATCACCTCTTACTTCTTGTAAGTCGTCCTTACTAATGTAAGCTAGAGAGAATTCTCCCAATAGACTACGCAATGCGTCTTCTTTTGATGCTTTCTTAGCTAAATCAAATGAGACTTGGAAATCTTTTATCTTAGTATCAAAAGATTTTTCTAATTGTGTAATTTTATTGTCTAATTCTTCAACAGTTGCTAACCTTTGAGAGACTTGATCTCGTTCTATTTCCTTAAGCAATGTCTCTTTTTCTTGTATTTTGTAGTATACATCATTCAGTTCATTATTTAATTTCTCTATAATGCTGGTATAACCATCTACTGAAGATTCTAAAGCTTTGCGTGCTTTATCTAATGCTGCTACTTGTTTTTCTTGAAGTGTTCTGCCTAATACAGAACCTGTTTCAATTGGTTTGTCATTTTTAGCCTTAGCCATTAACAAAAAGTTTTATAAATATATAAAAGTTGCAGACTCCCATTCCATGATAATTTGAATGAGGAGCCTGCTTCTATTTTTTCTAATCTATAGATACATCAACAGTTTCTCCTATGTTAGTAGGTTCATTACTGTTAAAATTATCATTAGGATTATCATTAGAATTATCATTATGACTAGCATTTGCATGCTCATCCTCGCGAGGAGTTACGATTTGATCGTCCTCAGTTGGTTGCCATTCTTCTAATCTCCAATAATTTTCATCATACCTTGCACCTAATGCAAAATATTTTTCATTGTTATTAGTTGGAGTACTATGATATCCTGAAATTACACCATGGAACTTAGCGCTCATTGCGCGTCTAGTAGTCCATTTTAATTTCGCACTGTCCATTTTAATACCATTTCCTTTGGGGCTTGTAAAAGTATATCCTTCCTCACTTATACTATAAATAAATATAGCTTCTTGAGTTTTTGTACTATCTGTATAGCCACGACTAATAGCAAAACGGTTATTTTCAGCCGTTAATCCTATTGCTTCAATAGCTTTTGGAGATAAAGTTATCATTTTACTTGTGCCTTCTTTTACTTCGCTTAATGTTACCATTGCACGATTAGGAAAACGAGTTACTGTTTGAGTAACATTGAACTTTTTTTGCTTAGGTTCAATTGGACGGAATTTATTTTTATTATTATCCATAATAAGTAAATAAAAATTTAGTTGGTTTACATTGGCTTATGCCAATTCTTCTTCTTTCTTTTTTTCTGTGATATAAATATCATTCCAATAATTGGCAATAATATTAAAATCACTATCTTCTTCCATTATCAAGACTTCTTTGCCTTTCAAATGGCCACATCTTGAACCACATGTATCATCTGTGGATTTAAAATTAATATAAGTTTTGTTTTTCTTACGATAAACATAACCTATTGCATCAGAACTAGCTGATACTATTTGTGCTATTCTACCTGTTAAATACAAATCAGCTGAAGTCATTTCTTTACCTGATTTATTAACAAGTTTATCCTTTAAATGTGCAATCAATATAACATCTGGAGCTAGCTCATCAACCATAGCTAACCATTCAGAAAACGCTAATCTAAGCCACAGATATCCTGCACCTTGTGGAAGCGTTAATACTGATTCCCATTTATTTCTTGGAAGAACAGCTCCTCCTTTTTTACCTCCTTCTCTATTGAAGGATTTTCCTTGAACAGATTGCATATACTTCATTGTAGCGAAGTCTTCGCACCATTCTTCTAATTGTGTAACAGTATCCACTACTACTTTTTTATATGGAAAGGCACCCGTTTCTTGCTTAAGTTGTTTAATCGATTTGATTACTTCAATTAAGTAATAGTTACCTTTAGCATGTCGTTCTTCACGATTAGCAGGGCTTTCTTTAGTAGGTGCTAAACCTATTATATTAACTGTCATAATGTTACTTAAATGATCAGCACCTCCTTTTTCCATATTTAAAATGAGAGTATCGTCGAGTTGAGCAACGATAGTGGTTTTGCCACATTTTGGTTTACCGTAAATAATTAATCTTTTAGGATTTTTACGGAGCGCATGGGAGCGCTTTTCGGTTGGTAATTGTACCATAGAGTCTTCCGGTTTTTTCTTTTTTACTATTATAATATAGTGAAAAACTCTTTAAAAATCAGTGTTATATTACTAGATATTGTGTAATACTGATTATTTTTTCTTACTCTTTTTAGCTATGTCAGATTGTATGGATGAATACAATTTAGGGTTTCTTTTTTCTATAATTTCAGATATAGCTTTATCCTTTTTATACATAGCTGGTTGCATGTTTAGAATCTTTTGATAGTCAAGATTTGACATTTCAAATGAACGTGGAAATTCTTCAAAGTGACCATTCTCACCTACGAACAATAAGCCAACTCGTTGATTGACTCCACCATGTCTATTTTTTAATATACCAAGACACCTGAAACGTTCTCCAAGTTTCTTAATATCATAACCCATAAATTTCTCTAACTTCTTATTAGTAGTCAAATGATTCATCGGATTAAATATAGTCATTACAACAGAACTATCTTGTTCTAACATACCTGTTTCCTTAATATCAGACATTTTGGGATATACTTCCCCCGCTCTTGCCCTATTAGGGTCATTCATCGAACGATTCGAATGGCTAATATTAATTGGAATATAGTTTAAACAATCTCTAAGAAAATACCTACAATTAGCTGAATGTAAATCAATTGTAGCTTTAGTAGAAGTTTTACCATTAACTGCTTCAGTAGTTAAATTACCTACTGTATCAGTTATAACAACTACATATTCATTAGGATTATTAGCAGTATAATGTAAGTCTCCTTTTGCATTTCTTTTAAAAGAACCATTCTTTTGTGCAAACAAATCTAAGTCCTTTCTAATAGCTGAAGGTGTTTTAGGAGTATCTATAATTTCAAGATATTCCTCACTTTCTAACCATTCAAAATATGCTTTATAGCTTTGTATTAAGTACGTAATAAATCTACTGACTTGATAGTCTTCAATTCTATTTAAAATATAATCTGCAGAGACTATTAATCCATACTCTCTATATATTTTAAGACATACCATTTTAGCTATAACTTCTCTTCTTACAACTTCTAAACTATATAACTTAATTTTAACAGACAGCTTCTTATCCGCTTTTTCAGCTTCAGTAAGCTTTGAGTCATTTTTAAGTTTTTTATTATAATTTATCATATAATCTAATGGACCAATGATGAAAGTACTCCATACGAAGCTTGATTTACCTGTACCTCCTTCAGAGAATACAGTATAATATCTTCCTCTATGGACTCCATTAAGATGTTTTTCTAATTTTGGAAATCCAATGGGTAAGCCTTTATTCTTACCTTGTAAACCATCTCTAAATGATTTCCAAAATTCTGCGTACATTGTCATTCTATAAATCTTTATATATACTAAATGGCTCATCGATTCCGAATTCTTCATCTAGCATAACTTCTTCACAATAAGTCAATAGAGTACGTCTAGTTTCAACTCCTCCTTCACCATCAGGAACACGCTTCTTAATGAAGTAATCGGCTTGTTCTAAATATCGATAATCTCCATCGAGTTGTTCGAAATATTTATCTCTAGCTTTAAATACATGTTCCTTAGTATATTCAGGAAATAGTTGAAAAAAGTTCTTCATATTTTCTATACATTTTGCACGACTACCCATACCTTTAGGTCTTGTTCCTTTCCATGTCATTCTCCAAGAATTAATCCATTCATCGGTAGTGTCATGTCCATTATCAGCCTTTACTAACTTCTTTATCTTATTCTTATCAGAAGGAGATAATTCACTAGCTTCAGTAGTGATAACCATAATCTCTTTAGAAGAACCAGATAAGGAGCGTATTGTTAGTACATACTCCTCATCATTTTCAAAGCTAGGTTTTATATAATTCCCAGCTATTAATTCATCTAATTCTTCTACTGATATCAGTAGTTTCATGTAATTATTTTTTCATTGTTACTTTCTTATTGTACTACTTTATTTCGGTAGTTCATCTAAGATATTTATTTATTCTTCTTTCAATATCCCTAACTTCAATAGGAGTGCATCTTTCTGTTAGCTCTCCATTTCGGTCTACTTTAAACCAAATATTCCTGTCTTTAACAAACACTACTTTATTAGCAATATGAATTTTTTCTTTTCTTATACTTAATTGAAATCTTTGTAATTCCAAATAAGCATCGTAATGATGTGCAACTTCTTCTTTATATTGAACAATTACTTGTACGGTTGAATTATCATCCATTAAGCGTTGTATATTTCTATAATTAAGTCTAGCTAATTTAATAGTTTGAAGATGCCCTTCACATTCTAAATGTGTTTGTCTAAATACAGTTTCTGTTTTTTTAGGATTAGTTAACCTTATTTCTTTACGATGCGTTTTTAATTCCGCAAATTTAGCTAATTTACGATTAGCTTCAAGGTTTAAATAAAAGTTTTCTTTACTACCTCCATTGTTAATCCAATCAGAACGTAGCTCTTTAATTCTCAAAGAAATAGCATAAATAGTTTTTACAAAAGTACTTGCTGTTTCTAATGCAGCTTTACGATTTAAATTAGCTTCTTTTCTTTTTTTGAGTAAATCGGGGTATAGTCTAATTAACTCTCGTCTATCAGCATCTATACCCCGAAGAGTACTCCTGTATTGGTCATGTATAGACTTAAGACGGTTCCAATCAATGTTCTTAGGGTTTAATAGTGACATTATTAATCATCATTATCTGGATACATTCCAGAGTCTCTACAAAATTTTTCTAAATTATTCTTAACATTATCTTGTTGTAAATTTAATGACTTTAATTTTCTACGAATAGTATCAGTACTATCTTTTAACTTATCTACTTTGAGTTTGAGTTTTTCTTTCTCACCCTCATCTACAGCAGTTCTAAGTGCACGAGTAGCATCGTCATAGTCATGAAGTATAATTTGAAATTCATCATCTTTTTTCTCAATAAGCGCATTTAAATAATTATATCCATCTATACCATGAAGGTCATCTGGATCATCATCGCCAAGAAATAAATCCTTAAGATCTTCCTTAACTTGTATAGGAGTTCTCTTTTTCTTACGAATATCAGGATGTGTAGATTTAGTATCACCACTTTCTCCTAACAATTCTCGTAATTTTTTAGATACTTGTCCTGGACTAATATCTAGTATATCACTTAAACTTTTTAGTACTGGCTTCATATCACCATTACCAATAATTGACATATCGTCTTCGTCATCATCTTCGTCATCTTCGTCATCGTAATCCTCTTCATCTTCAGCTTCTGCTAATTCTCTAAACTTATCTCTAATTTTTACAATTGGAGTAACGAACATTTGAATTATACTAATTCCAGGAGTTAGATAAATATAAATCATAGCTCCTAATTCTAAATGGGATTGTCTATTCATAGGAATAGATATAATTTGATCCCAAGGTAATCTAGAAGTAGTTTCGTAATTATAACCTAATCTAATAGAACCGGCTGCTTCAAAATATAATTGAGCAATAACATAAGTAGGAAAATGTAAAGGTATAAAAATAACGGCTACTACTAATATATAGATAAAAAGCCCTTTAATTGTTTCCCATACTTCTACTTTACCATCTTCAAATATACTGTTAATAACTTTGTTAATAACTTTATCTTGTAAAGCACTTGAAACTACTATGAAAAGATATACAAGTGAAATCTCAATAACTCCCATACCGCTAAATCGCATAATTGCATTATAAATATCTACATTACGTTGTTCAACAGCTATGAAAATTAAACCTACACATTCTGTTACGGTAGAAATCAACGCCCATATTTTTAATTTTCCTACTATATTCTCAGTAAAAAAAGCATCAATTCTTTCAATTGCATTTGGATTCCTAAATAAATAAAAGATTATTATTCCTGTTATAAGTGCAGCTATACTAGAAACTAAGTTAGTAGTTAAACTAACAAGTAATAAAGGTGCCATGCTAATAGTTTATTTATGTCTAATAATCTGACGACCCGTAGCATCTGGGTCAGCCACTTTTTCATAATTTAAACGCATTCTTCTTGCATCGCTACGAATACGTCTATCTGCAAAATCATCAAGCCATTCTAAGACTCTATCATCACAATAATCTACAGTAAAGAACTTTTTATAACGTTCACTTAAAACATCTTCAGTTTTATGTGTTGCTTTTAAAGCTTTTAATTCCTTTACATACATTTCATAAAGATACCCTTCTACAACATCTACATGTATTACATTATAAGTTGATCTAACTAAATGATTAACAGTAGTTTGTTTATTTAATTGTTGAATCTTCAATTTCAAGCGCTCTATCTCTGCTTTTTCTGCAGATGTTTTATTTCTAGCAGCATTTTTAATTGAATCTTTTTGTAAAGTAGTTAAATCACTACTTGGAGTAGTATTATCCTTTACAACAGATGGCTTCTTTTTAGAAGAATCTTTTTTAGAAGAATCCTTCCTCTCATAATATTCTTTGGGGGCCTTTATTGGCTTAGAAGTATTAGGTTTACTTTGATTTTTAGGGGGCGTATCATCACCTCCAAAATCACAAGACGTTACTAGTATAGAAACTAGTAGTACAATAAATAATTTTTCCATTTTTAATGAATTATGGTTAAAAAATATAAATATATTAATGAGCCCAGTAA